GGGCTAAGCCACGCAATTTGGCGGTGTGCGGGCTAATCCCCGTTATACCGAGGCAGGCGATGACAAACCGAAGCCCAATCAAATAAACGCTCAAATCCGCAAGATTGCTAGCATGGACTGCGATATAGACGATGTTTATATGCGGTTATACAAAGAGCAGGGACACAAGCCGACGATAGCACAGCAGGCGGCAATTGCTTGGGTTAAGAAGGCTTTGACTGGCGACGTGAACGCACTCGACAAGATGACCGACCGCAACGAGGGAAAGGTATCGGACACTATCACGCATATAGTGCAGCAAGCACCCAAAAAGCTGGAAGGCGACCGTCTCAAGGCTTATCAAGAAGAAGTAACCGCATTTTTTGCAAAACAACAGGATAATCAAAATGATAAATAGACAAACCTTTGAAATGATGACGTTTTCACAGCTTAAATCTTTTGCCAGCAAAGCTGGGTTTCCTAATGTGAATCATGAATCGCATAAAACATTGCTTGAGAAAGTCTGCGTTTTGTTCGATGCACCAAAAAGCGAGGTATTGCCTGCGTTGGATAAGCCTAAAGATGATAATTTGCCTGCTCCCGTAAATACTAAAGAGCAAATCAAGATTGCGATTTCTGCACAAACAGAGCGAGGTTTGCAGGCTTGGTTCAATGATGACACGCAAACATGGCTATTTCGTGCGACGGGTGCGAGCGTTAGACGCTTTAACCGCTTGACTAATCAAGAAGAAGTAACACAAAACTTGCTCGAGGATAGCGGCACTTACAACCAGCCGCTAAAGATTATTGTGAAGTGTGCTGAGAGTGTTTGCCGTATTTTGCCGAAAATAAACGTGCAAGAAAGAGTTTTGACCGACTCCGAACGCTTGATTGGCTATTCAGAATGACACGCATAAGTTGTATTTTTGGTGCGGTTAGGTGAAAAAATGCTCAAAAACACCGAGCGGAGACTTTAATTTAACAACCAGAGGTTGAATATGCACTTTATCAGTATGTTTATCATATTTTGGATTTTTAGGGATATTTTCAGAGATGACACTCGAAACTAAAACCATAACCGAATTACGGGGAATCGCTACGGCAATCGGGCTTAAAGTTGATTTCGGCTGGGATAAGAACAAGCTACTTGGCAAGATTCAGGCTACAGTTGATAAGGTTATAGCCAAGCCGACCGCTCGGATAGAGCCAAAGCACCCGAAAAGCTCGTTTATCGTTACGACGTTGCCTAAGGCGGAAGTCTGCAAGGAACTGGATAAATATAAAGAGCGTGGGCTTTCGTATAGTTTCAGCGGTGACGCTGTAAATCTAACCGTTACCAAGTTGAAGCACGACAGTTGCAATATGCGTGTGCCGCTGCATGATTTGATTGAAGCCGCTCGGAGGTTGTGCAATGATTGATCCGTTTATGATAGTTCACAAAACGCCTCTGCATTACAAGTTTATCTTTAAGGGCGGCATTGAGCTGGTAAGTGAGGCGACGCAATTTATCGATGATTGGCTTGCCCGTCATGGTTATGCTGCAAAGCGTGGCAAGGTTAAAGAAGTGCCGAGCGAGGGATTTTTAGAGATTAACACTTTCATAACAAGGCAGAAATGAGCGAGCTACTGGACGACCATTTGCACGAGCTTTGTCGCTCCAGTTTACGGGCGTTCGTCCGCTTTGCCTTTAATGAAACGCCAATGAATGCAGGCGTTAAGTTTGAAAACAATTGGCACATCGATTGTATTTGTGAACACCTTGAAGCCATGAACGACGGGCAGATTAACAAGCTGATTATTAACGTGCCTCCCCGTTCGCTTAAAAGTTACACCTGCTCGCAAGCCTTGCCTGCTTGGTTGCTTGGTAATACTCCAACCGAAAAGATTATGAACGTATCGAGCGGACACTCAATCATCGAGCAAAACGCCCTTGGCTGTAAAGCAATTATGCAGAGCGATTTTTACAAGGGCTGCTTCCCCGGGGTGACCATCGGAGGGCTTGACCGCATAACCGACTTCGGCACAAACGAGGGCGGCTCGTTCTATGCTGATTCCTTGGGCGGTGTGATTATGGGTAAGGGTGCAAACTGGATAATAATCGATGACCCTCTGAAAGTAGATGATGCGACCAGCGACGCAATCCGAGATGCGACCAACGAGAAAATACGCTCGACCGTGCTTAATCGCTTCAACGATAGGCGAATCGGCAAGCTGCTGATGATTATGCAAAGGCTTCATGAAGATGACCCGGCAGGGCATTTGCTCGGAATCAACAAGGATATTGTTCATCTAAAATTGCCTGCTGAGACTAAGACGCATATTCACATTAGCCTTGAGCGGCACGGTAAAACACTGACTTGGGATATGGAAGAAGGCGATTTGCTATTCCCTGCCCGTTTGAGCCGTGAGATTCTTGACGAAATCCAGATGTCGGAGATGTCGCCTTATGTTTATGCAGGGCAGATGCTGCAAGAGCCTGTGCCGATTGGTGGCGGTGAGTTCAAGGCGGACTGGTTCGTTAATCATTATTACGAGAGTGGATTTTTAAAACCTGCCGGCATGAACATTGCAATACTCTGCGATGCTTCGGGCGGTGAAGACACCAACCGTAAGAAAAAGAAAAACTCAGACTATACGGCTTTCGTCGTCGTCGGTTTAAACAGTGATAATAATTATTACCTGCTCGACATTATCCGTGACCGCTTCAATCCGACCGAGCGAATCGATAGCCTTTTTACTCTGCATCGTAAATGGAATTCACTAACAGGCAAATCTCCTAAAGTCGGTTATGAAAAATACGGGCTTATGTCTGATACTCACTACATCAAACAAAAGATGCGTACCGAAAATTATATGTTTCCGCTTGTCGAGCTTGGCGGCAAGATGTCGAAGGAAGACAGAATACGTCGGCTTATTCCTGATTTGCAAAACGGTCGCTGGTACTTTCCGACCGATTTACTCTATGTCGACATTGAGGGGCGGCAGTATGATTTAGTCAGCGAGCTAATAAATAAGGAAATGGCAACCTTCCCCCGTGGGCGATATGATGATATGCTTGATGCACTTACTCGCATTTATGACCAAGAATTAAATATGATATTCCCACGCCTGCAAGTCAAAGCAAAGGATAACATTCATAAGCGAGACAATAAAATTGCATCATGGTTAGATTTTTAGGGGAACAACATGAAAAATGATTTTGATTTAGTGCGGCAGTTCAAGAAGCATCGGGCAGAAATCCGCAACCGCCTTGCCAAACAATACGAGAATACTTCGAGGTGCCAGGCTTTTTATTCGGGCGACATTATCGATTACTGGATTGGCAGAAGCTCGGTTGATGATCGTGGCGTTGCCCGTCGTTCAATGGTACAAATCAGTAAAATTAAGCCTTATGTAAACTCGGTCAAAGGCTTCTTTGCACAGAACCGACGCAAACCGAAATACTCGGCACGCCTTGCCGCCGATAAAATGCAAGAAGCATTTACGCAATACTCAAACGGACTTAGCGAGTATATCCGACAAAATGCCTTTGCCGATCAAGTCGAGACACAGCAAGACGGCGATATGTTGATTTGCGGTTACGGTGCGATTGATACGAGCATGACCTATACTAACGGGCAATCGACAAACAATCCGAATGGACAAGTTATAATGGGCAGGCTCGACCCTCTTTGTGTTGGCTGGGATCCCGACGCTAAGGATACGGGCTTAACCGATGCAAGATATGTCACCTATGAGCAGATATATGAAATCGATATGGCAATAGATTTGTTTCAAAAATCCCGTGAAGATGACTTTGAGATGGTAAGCGATAGCGATTTGCATGAATCTGATTATAAATTTTACTCTCGTGGCGGACGTTACAATAAAATCCGTGAAAACTCTCTCGATTGGGCTGGGGAAAATAGCGGCAAGGTTAAAGTGCATTTTTACCAGTGGTATGAGTACGAAGAATTTTATCGCTGCGACAATCCACTTTTAAAAATCAAAGTGCCGCATATTTATCAAACCTTTCTTGAGCAGCTCGAAATCATTGCCGCAACCCAAGCTCCCGAAGACAAAGATTTGTTTGAGTTCAAACCTAAAGCCGACATATTGACGTTTAACGGGGAGATAAAAGCAAAGCTGATTGAGATATTCGGAAAAAATCTTGTAATCAAAGAGTTCCGTCGCAAGGTTTATTATTCTGCGGTTATATCGAAAGACCACGTTTTCGCAAAATACCGCAACCCCTGCCAGCAAGGCTTTACGATTAAGTTTAAAACAGGCGATTACGACAGCAAAAATAAAATCTGGACGGGCATGGTTAATCCGATGATTGAGCCGACGCTTTACTACAATAAAGCCCTCACCGAAGTTATGTTTATTCTTGCGACAAACTCAAAGGGCGGCGTTTACATTGAAGAGGACGCAGTCGATGATATATCGGCTTTTGAGCAGGCTTGGGCAAAAACCGATGCAGTTATTACGGTAACGCCCGGGGCTTTGGCTGCCGGCAAGATTCAACCTAAACGAGTTCCGCAATCACCAAGCGGATACGAAGACATTATCACGATTACGGCAAATGATATTCACGAAGTAACGGGGATTGATAAATCTTTCCTTGGCAGTAGCGAGAATAAAAATGATACCGCCTTGTTACAGTCCCGACGCATTAAGCAGGTTATGTCAACTCTGGCAAATTATGCGGACGCTATTACCAAGTATCAGCTTGAGCATGCCCGTTTGCTTTTGGACTTTATGCGAGTCTTTGCCGAGAATAACGACGGGCAGATGTTCCCGATAATCGGACAAAACGGCAAGCAGAACTATCTAAAAATCAGCTCGCAATATATGGGGATTGAGTACGACGTAAACATTACCGAAGCTCCGCAAACGCAAGAAGAGAAGCAAGAATATGTTGCCGTGCTTTCTGCAATTGCCGACAAAGTGCTTAACACCGACCCACAACTTGCCAAGTTGATATTTGGAATCAGCATAAAATACTTGCCGCTCGACCAAGATGATTTGCAAATTTTGCAGCAGGCTTTCAATCCGCCGACCGACCCACAAAAAGCACAAATGCAAGAATACATGCAAGATATGGGTATGCAGTTACAGCTACAAACCTCACAAGCAAATCTTGCCGAGAAACTCGCCAAAAAAGACGCATATACCGCCAAAGCCAATATGGAAATGGCAAAAATCCCCGAACTTCAAGCCTCTGCAATGCAGAAAAAAGCCGATGCTTTTGAAAAGATTGCCAAGGCAGAAGCCGTGCAAAACGCTGCACAAATCGACAAAAACCCCAACATTGTAATCTAGGAGACCCCCACATGCTACTTGAAACACTTGAAGAAGAAGCGAAAGCTGCTAACATTAGTTTGGAAGATTTAGGACTTCCTGAAATTCAACCCGAAGAGGAATCAGATTATGACGAAGAACAATCAAGAGAGCGAATCGCTGCCCGCAGAGCATCACAAAGTGAAAGCGGAACACCACAGAGCGATGGCGGAGAACAGCGAGGACTTGGCGACAACGCACAAGGCAGCGGCGAAACTACATCGGAAAATGGCAGCTTATCACGAGAAAGCGACGAACGATTAAAAACCTCTGAAGGCGAGACGGCAGAACAAGAACCTAAAACCCCGGGCGAATGGGCTGCCTATCGTCAAAAGTTGCGTGCAGAGAAAGAAGAAAACCGTCGCCTTAAAGAGCAATTAGCTGCCGTAAGCATTCCAAAAGTCGAAACACCAAAACCGACAATTGCCGCAAGCCCTCAAATTGACCTTAACAGTGCAGAGGCACAATTAAACAATCTTCTCAACAGCGAGCCGAACAAAGAGCAAGATGCCGCAAGCTGGGTGCTTTGGAATGCCGAAGTATCGGGGCTTGAGCGTCAAGTAAATATGGCAAAAATTGAGTCTGCCAGAAAAGAGAGAGAAGCCGAGGCGGTTGTTTCAGGTGCAATGCGTGAAGTCGAAACCTTTGAGAACAACTTTAAACAGCAAAAGCCCGATTATGATTTGGCAATGTCTCACGCTAAAAAGGAATTTGCCACCGCAATAAAGAGAATCGCTCCGCAATGGACTGATTCACAAATTGAAACTGCTTTTATCAAAGAGAAACTGATATTGTCGGCACAAGCGGCATCTAATGGCGAAAATGTCGCACAACGGCTTTATGACGAAGCAATAACCCGATTCGGCTATAATCCGCAGCAAGAAATTCGCCCGGCACCACGCCAAACCGAAACCGAGCGTAAGGTTGTGAGTGTTGAAACAATCAGCAAGAATCAAGATAAATTTGTAAGCCCTCTCAATTCGGGTGGACAAAGCACGGGTTCACGTATAACCTTGCAGGAAGCGGCAGAGATGACCCCGTTCCAGCTTATGAATCTTGATGCTGCCGATGTCGCATATTTACAATCAATAGGATTCTAATTATGACAAATCTTTTTAATATAATTTTTGGGAGAAACACCATGACCGATATAGCCGATAATGTACTTACCGCAGTTGCTTCGCTTAACGCACTTACTCAAGCAGTCGAAAATAATCAATCCGCACTCGTTACTGCAATCAACGCATTACCTGCCGCAATTACCGCAGCTTTGGAAGCCGAGATTGCTAAATTGCAAATTCCTGCTCCCGTTGTTGATTTTACGGCAATTGAAGCAAAATTGACCGAAGTATCCGCAACCTTGGAAACAGCTATTTCGGGCGTTGCAGATAATGTTTTGCACGTTCTTACCGATTTAGAACCGGCTCACACAGTTTAATCTTGCAAAGCTGTAAAAAATCGATAACATAGGTTTTGCATATTAGACCTTCTTGTTTTGACCCACCGCATAAAACCCGGTGGGTTTTTTTATGCTTGCAAGAAAACGCCAAGCAATATATTCTTTTATTACCGCATAGCGAGGTTTGTAAGTGTCTAAAATAACTTTCGGCTACATCTTGCCAAAAAGATAGTGCCTTCCTTCAGGCTTTAAATATAGGCGAATGCAAGCGTTAATTGCCGCTCATCAAAGCGGATTCGTCCACCGGGTAAACGGACAGGCAGGGTCGCTCCTCTAAATAAGCAGAAACTCCGATGATTGATTTTGTCTTTTTTTAATCAATTTCCAATATGGAGTAATTATGTCAAGTTCGCAAATGCTAACTAACAATGCCCTAACGGTAAAAGTTTGGGAGAAAAAGGGGTGGATTCAAGCTATGGCTCGTACCGCTCTATCAAAAATGTTTGAAACCGGTGCAGTTCATTTTCCTAAAAAACTAATGAACAAAGATGTTTCCCGTGGTGACCAGCTTACCTTCTCGTATATCGGTAAACTTACCGGTGTTCCCGTAGGTGAAGGTGGAACTCTCGACGGTAATGAAGAAGCACTCTCATTGCAAAACGCCACTCTTGCGATTAACGTAAGCCGTTTTGCCGTTCTAAATCCAAACGATGACACTATCGAGCAGCAACGCACCGAGGTTAATTTCTCGGAAGAAACCGCTGTGGTTCTCGGTCGTCGTGCGGCTGAACTTGTCGACGCTTCGATGTTCAACCAGCTTGCAGGTTCAAACCCTACCACTTTGACACTAAACGGAACTACCTATAACAGCTCGAACATTATTCATGTTCAAGGTAACAATCCGATTATTGCACCGACTACCAACCGTATCATTCGTCCAAGCACTTCTTACACAGGCGACGAAAATCTTACC